GACGTAGCGGGGTGAGGAGTCGATCCACAACTTTATTTTCGACGACGTTCTGCCCTATTCCGAAAACCGGTTCGCCGCGCTGCTCGTACAAGTCCGAACAAATCATTTTTATCGCGGCCTTCAGTTTGTATGGGACCAATGCGGCGCTCGCCCACCCCGAGACATAGCGAATCGTGATCGGATTGCTCGGGAATAGTGTATCGCTCGGCCACGTCCACCCGTACGGGAGTATGATCGCTCCGTAATCATCCCCATTGATCTCGACGATGTACTCCGTGGAGGCGGTCCCCGTGGCGTCATCGGCTACATACGCCGTCGTGATATCGAACGTGTTCGTGGCGACGTTCGATATCGTCCACGCGCCGTTGTAACTCGTGGTGCCTGAGATATAGACCACATCCCCATCGGCGTACCCATGGGCGGCGGAGGTAACTTTCGTCTTGGTCCCCGAGGATACGGTGGAGTCCGCAAACGCCGTCAGCGTCTTCGTCAGGTTCGTCTCGACGCCATCCGAGTCCTTGTACTTCACGGAGGTCACGGAGGCGAGTTTGCCGAGTGGAAGCGTGATGAAGTCCTCGTCCGGCCACTCATCGAGGAAGTAATCCCACGTCTGCGTCATGATAGCCCGACGGGTAGTGTCCTCCACCTGTTCGCGGGCGGCGGTGATGAGAGTGCTGATGTACTCATCCTCGTCATTGGTATCGACGCGGAGATGTGTTTTTGCATCGGCCACGCTCACAGGTTCCGATGTGGGTGCGGTAACGAGATTACTTTTCATGGGTTATGCCAGATACCCGGCGGGGTTAATTCCGCGATACCGGCAGGAGGTGACACAGACGGTCGCCGCGTCCGACGCTCCACCGGCGATCGTCAACTGAATCTTGCTGCCGACCGGGAGGGCGAATGGCGTGGCGTAGGTGAACGCCGCGTTCGCCGCCAGGTTCGCCACCGCGCCCGCCGTCGCCGACAAGAGCGTGACAACCGTCGTGGTGTCGGTCTGTATGGAGATGGAGGTGATGGCCGCGTCGTCCGTCACGTCGACGTTCGGCAGGGTGATGCTAAAGTATTCGACGTAGACCGACCCGCCGGTAGCGGTGAACAGGTCGTAGGTGGCCGCCGCCTGCTGGAGGTCGATCGACCCCGGCTGGACGACGGAGTTCTCGCTGTACGCCATCCAGTTCGTCCCGTCATACGTCTTAAAGAGAGTTCCGGTGTCGTACGCCCAGAAAGTCGACCCCGGCTTGACGCTGGTCGGCTTCGTGTCCGTCGACAGGCCGATGTAATTCTGAATTACAGTTACGAGTCGAACCGTCATTGTTGTTTCCCTTCATAAAGGCGGGGAGTCCAATTTACCTCCCCGCCCCGTCAGGTGGTTAGTTACCGAGGACTCCAGACCCTCACGTAGTCGATGTCCAGTTTCCCGACGCCCGTGCTTGTTTCCTTGTGGACCATAAAGAAAGGTTGAGTCATCACGTTGGAACTAGCGGACAGATCGTGGGTAGTCCCGGTACCGACTCCGACTCCATCGATGTAAAACTTCACGTCGGCGACGTTTGTGCAGTCGATCCGGTAGATATTGAACGCCCCCTCGACCGCCGTCACTCCGGTCGCGGTTCCGTCCGTATCGGTAGTCGTGTCATCGGTGTAGATCGCTGGAGTAAGGTTGGCATCGAAGGCGAAAAACGCATGGACCGTAGGCCCCGCGTCGGCTTCGATGATCGGGCCCTCGACGTAGGCGTTTGCCAGACCGAAGTACATCTCCGTCTGACCCGTCCCGGTAAGTCGTACCGCGACTCTCGCCTCGAAGATCGGCCCCTTATCGAGATTGAAATTCAGGGCGTCGCCCCAATAGATCCCGGCCTCCTCCTTCTCGTTCTGCCCCCCGTCCACTTCCAGAGTCACAACGCCCCCGGGTTGATTGGCACGGATCGCCTCGACGGGGGTTCCGAGTGTCGTGGTATGCTTAACCGTCCATCCCTCGACACCGGTAGCCGCCGTCCTGAGTTGGGTATTTACGAAGTCGTCGTAGAACGTGATCGGGGCGAGAGGTTCGACCGTCTCAAAAGTTGACCCGCTGAAAAACGTCAGAATGCCGTTTACCCATTTTGATTTCGTCGCCATGACTTATCTCCCGCTCCACACGCGGACGTAGTCGATGTTGATCGTGCCAAGGCCGGTGCCGGTTTCCTTGTGGGCCATGATGAACGGTTGCAACACTACGTTCGTGCCGCTAGACATATCGAACGTGGTGCCTGTGCCAACACCAACTCCGTCGATATAGAACTTCACATCCGCCGCGTTCGTCATGTCGATGCGGAAGATGTTGTACGCACCGGTCGTCGCTGTTACGCCCGTCGCTACGGCGTCGTTATCCGTGGCGGTATCGTCCGTATGGATCGTGGGGGTCAATGCACCGTCAAAGCAGAAGAACGCATGGACGGTCGGCCCTGCATCCGCTTCAGCAATAGGGCCTTCGACGTAAGCGTTCGCCAAACCGAAGTAGATTTCCGCCTGATCGGTCGGCGCAACTGCTACATTGGCGCGACATTCGAAGATCGGCCCCTTATCAATGTTCCAGTTCAGGGCATCGCCCCAATAAATTCCCGACTCCTGCTTCTCGTTGGTAGCCGCAAGAGCTTCCCGGAAGATACCGCCGTGCTGATTAGCGACGATTAACCCCGCCGTGGTGGGCGTACCCGTGGTCTTGCGGGTCCAACCCTCGACACCCGCCGCTGCGATAGTCGCCATCGTATTCAGGAAGTCGTCGTAGAACACTACAGGCGCGAGCGGCTTGACCGTCTCAAAGGCAGAATCGTTGAAGAACGTCAGAATCCCGTTTATCCATTTGGATCTTGTAGACATGCACGTCTCCTTCTGGTCCCTTCAAGGGACCGGCCCGCAGGCCAGAAGTAGGACGGGGAGCCGAAGCCCCCCGTCCAGTCAGTTGCTATGGTTGATTGACTACGCTACCGCGGTCGGAGGCGTCGCCTGCTGATACCGCGCGCCGTCGAGGATGTAAAGCGCGGAGACGAAGTTCGAGGCGTGACCGGCATCGGTGCCGAGCTGGATCCAGTCGTACCCGGCGGACAGGATCGCGGCCGGTACGTACATGACGACGAGGTAGGACCCGCCGCCATCGCTGTCGATCGTGTAGCCGAGGCCGTCGGTCTGCTTGACCATCGTGTCGTTGGTCGCGGTCGCCGCGTTCACCCAGATCGGGAACTCGGCGCCGGTGGTGATCGCCGTGGTCCCGGTCCCGGTCGTCCCTTCGTGGACCGTGAGCACCACATCGTTGTCGCTGGTTCCGGCGTGCTGGACAATGATCCAGCACCCCTTCGCGTTCTTCAGGCAAACCCAATCCGCCGCATCTGCGATGCCATCTGCCCCCTGCGGATCAAGGGCCACAATTACCGGCAAGGTTTCGGGAATCATGCTCATTTGGTAATTCCTCCTTCATGGAAATGGCGGGGAGGTTCACTCCCTGCCGTTCAGTTGATTGTTACGCCCTGCTATCGAGCACGATGAAGTGCGACTGAGTCGATCCACCCTTGTATGGTGTGAGGGCTGAGGCCCGGACTGGCTGGCCATCGGTCCGCATGACGAACCGGAAGACCGACTCGTCATAGATGAACCGGACGTGGATGCTCATGTCGCTCTTGATCCCGCCCTTCTCGGCGATGACGTAACCGTTGGGGAAGTTCGCAAGGATCAGGTCGCCAGCCGTGCCAAGCGCGGCTGCCTGCTCGATCGCCAGTGCAGGGAGACCCTTGATGCGACCGTACGGAGTATCGCTCAATCCACCCGGAGGCAGATAGACGGGGATCCCACCCGTACCTACTGCATAAGACATCTGCGACAACTGCGGTTCGATGGTCTGATTATAGAGCCACACATAGTTGGACGTCTGCGATGCAAACCGGCGTGCAAACATCTTGTCGATATTCTCGGCAACGATCGTTGCCGCATTCTGTCCCGTCTCCTTCGCCACGCTGACAAGGCACGAAGCGTTCAGGATGCCGAGAGGCTGGCCGGCGCCGGTTCCGTTGACGATTGCATCGTCCATCAGGAACCCGAACTCACCCACGAACCCGTCACGGATGAATCCCTCTAGGGCCGCAGCGTCGTCAAGCAACTCATCGGTCGCGTAGCAGAGGCCGATGAGCTTGTTGAGGTTCAGTTCGATCTTGCGGAACTTCGGGGCGGACTTGGTCTTCAGTTCCGCTTCGCTCGCCCAGTAGCCGACGATCCCACCGTAGCGGGTAGAGACACGGGAGGTCTCATCGACACCGTTGATCTTCATGCTGTTGGCATTGCCGCTGATCGGCTGCCGGCGGCACCGGGAAGCGAGAACGCCAGTCTGGAACACGTCCTGCAACAGGTCGGTCGCGAAATCTTGCTGAACCAGAACGATCCATCCCCAGACTTTCGAAAGGGGTCGGACTATATCATCACAGTTTGAAACAACGATTAGCGACCGTCAGAACTGTTTCTCCGGCTTTCGGATTTTTGCCGGTTCAATTCGCTATTCGCCAACTGCGCCTCGCGTGTAGTCTCTGAGGTTCCCCGTTTTTGCTTGGCAATACAGGATTCAACAATCTGTGCCTCCCGTTCGGTCATTACGTTGTGATGACTTCCGGGAATCCAGGTCCGCAGTCTCGACTGGCAATACTCAAGGACCAATTCGCCCCTCTCTTTTTTCATGCCAGTTAAATACGGATTTACCAACTCCAACACCGGGATGAGCTTATTCATTCGATGGACGATCAATACCCATACAATCTTCGACTTGGGCTTATTCCTTATCCCATAGCCGTGAGTCCTGATGTATGGATTCACGCCAACCTTTTGAATAATTTTCTTGGCCTTCAAGATCATGGCCTCATCTGTGTTGGATACC